TTCCAACCATTTTTCGTATTGCTCGAGCTTAGCCTTAGGCACTTTTTTGGCCTTGGACTTGGGTGAACGTACATAGAACATCATAAAATTTCTCCAACGAATGAGTGTATTATACACTATTCAAGGCATTTGTCAATATGTGTGTTGCACAAAAACAACACTAGAATTGTTTTGCTTTTCTTCTAGCAGGTTTTTGATAATCTTCATAACCAGTGAAAAGATCATAATTATCATAATTAGACACATTTCTTGTGGTTTTTTGTTGATCTTTTTTCTTTTTTCTTGATTTGAAATTGAAATTCTCATCATCATCGTAATTGCGAAACTTACCGGAAAATTTTGACACTTTAATTTAACTCCTTATTTAATAGTCTCAAAGGTTATGCCACGAATACGAGATTCTGGCATATTTGTTATGTCTGTTTGTGACACATAGATTATATTCGACATTGGGTAACATATTTTTATTAATTTCAACAAATTGCATGATGTTCCATCTTTATCATTATATGAGAACACCTCATCAACAAATGGAAAACTTCCTACTACTTCTTTTCTTTGGTCGAGTGTATTTTTATAACCATTTCTGAGTAACTTCATGTAAGCATCAGAATGTACGCCAACAGCAAGCCAATCACACATTGACTTGCATTTTTTTAATAATTTAAATTCATTATAAGAAGGAGGATCAAATTCACCGGATATGACAATTATTTTTTCTCTGTCCATTATGGTAGAAGGTCTGGAAATGCCTCTTTTACAAATTTATAGTTAATACCTTTTACTCCCAAATCTTTTTGGAATATACCCAATAAGATTTCCGCTTCTCTTGGTTCGATTGATTCCAACATCTGAATCAATAGTTCATTTCTTCTTCTATCTGTCAATGTTTCGGCCATTGGATTGCCTTCTTGAAACATATACAATCTACGCAGCTGGTGTGCTAGACTATCATGCGTGATACCAGGTAACATATCAGTTGGCACTTTATAATTTTCAGGTATTTCTTTTACCTTCCATTGAAAATCTGGATGATATGTTAACTTGAAAACATCAACTAGTGGTTGTGACAAATTTTGGCTAATTATGTCCATTCTCTCTTTTCTACTTAGAGCATCATCAATTGCGTCAAATATTTCATATAACGGTTTCATTAAAATTCCTCAATAACATCAATTAAACTTTTCAGTTTGTTGGCAATTAAATAATCCAAAATTTTACCTTTGGGTGCTGGTTTAGTTTCTTCATAAGTATTTATGATTTTCTCTTTGATATCGCCTGGTATATTTCTGAGGTCGATGAGTGTCTGGTTGCGAGAAAAACCAATTCTAGCATTTTCATCTTCCCATAGACCATAATCTTTTTCCATCAATTTATCAAGTTTAACTTTGTTGATTGGTGTTTGACGAATATCACGCACAAAACAATCCGATACTGATAACACATTCGGTATGCCGTCACCTTTATCTCCACGGATGATTTTTTCTTTCAATTCGGCTATTGGATTTTCCGAAATGAGAAATTTCTTTTGTGCAGGATTATATTGCTTGACAGTAAATTCACTTCTACCATTATACATCTGTAATTGTAGAAAATCACCATCACTTGAAATGATTAGGAGGTTTTCGTGCATGATATGGCGAGGTACAAGTGTACCAATGATATCATCCGCTTCTGCTCCCTCAACATCAACAACTTTGTAGGGGAAATTGTCACGCAACTCTTGTTTGAATTTTGCAAGCATGTCAAAAATCATGTGCCAATCAAGGTCTGATTTTTCTCTTGTTTTCTTGCGGCCGGCCTTGTAGAAAGGAAAGAACTCCTTGCGCCAGTATTTGCGGTTGTCACTACAGAGTACAACTTCACCATATTCTTTACGGAATGTCTTTAGGTGCGTCCTGATGATGTTCAGGACCATATGTCTGATAAGACCTTCTTCTAATTTAACACCCTTTTGACTGGCAATTTGTGCCATCAGTCCAGCCAACAATACCTGGTTAAGGTCAACAAGAATCATAGTATACTTTCAGTTTCAAAGATTCTATTTTACATCAAACTCTTAATTTTGTCAAGCGCATCAGACATAAAAGAATTGGATGTTGTTGTTTTTTTGGCAACTATGCCAAACCAACCATTTGGTATTAATGTTGAAATATATTCTCTGGGTTCACTCAAAACAGCATCAAATGCTTCCAAGTTTTCCACTGTGTCTGTTTCTTCGTTGTGCCTAAACAACAAAACATGCCAACTTGGTCCAATAGAACCAACATCTATTGGTGTTCCAGGATTTTTGTATCTATTTGATTGAATGTGTATATCCACATCTGGATGAGGCATGAAAAACAAAGCATCATATTCCTCAATATCCTTCAAGTACTCTAACATTGCAAACCTTTAATGTGTGACTTTCTTACTCTTACCATAATCCAAGAATTGTAATAGTTATCTGTTTCTAAAGCACCGTGAACAAATTGTTCTTTAGCTTCAAGATAACCACATTCACCTTTACTTTTACACAGATGTATGATTTCTCGGCTAAACAAATCTTGGCCATGCATTATAACATCTTTTTTCAATTCCTCATTACTACCATAGTAAGTTTGCCAGTCCGAAGAAACTTTGAATTTTTTCTTCTTACCTTTCACTTGTTTTGTTTTTGATGAATAAAAGAATTTCTTACCAATGTATTTTTTATTGGTAACTTGATTTGTTATAATATACACAAAACCGTAATTGTCACCAATTAAATCTTCTGTAAAATCTTCACTTTTATGTGTCCAGTTTATTCCCATTTGTCTTCATCGGAATCATCATCTTCATTATCTTCTTCTTCTTCGGTTAATGATTCTATTGTCTCACCACAAAATGGGCAAAACTCCGGATATTCTTCCGATACTAATTCTTCCATATAAATCATATCATAGCTCGATTCACAGTTTAAACATTCTGCTGTTATTGTTTTTGTTCCCATTTTCTTCCTTTAAGCTGCTTTAGCCCAAACATCACCCCAATTACCCGACAACGCACCCTTAGCATAGTCAGTAGCACGATTCTCAAAGAAATTGGTATGTGTTGGTGCATTAATCATTTCTTCAACCCAAGGTAATGGGTTCTTCTTCACTTTAAAGATGCCTTTTAGGCCAAGACTAATCAATCTACGGTCAGCAATGTAACGAATGTATTGTTTAACATCAGCATTGGTTAGACCTTCTATAGCTTGCATACTAAATGCTAAATCAATAAATTTATCTTCTAATTGAACCATCTTCTCAGCAATTGTATATATCTTACCTTTAAGTTCATCATTCCAGATTTCTTTATTTTCTTCAATGTATGTACGGAACAATTTAATCATTGATTCAGCGTGCATTGTTTCATCAACAATAGACCAAGTAACAATCTGTCCCATACCTTTCATTTTACCGTGGCGTGGAAAATTAAGCAACATGATAAAAGAACTAAAAAGCTGCATACCTTCGGTAAAAGCGGAAAAAACAGCAATGTGAGTAGCAGTACTAGAGAGGTCACCATTCGTATTAGAGATATCCAAAACATAATCGTGTTTATCTTTCATCTCCTGATAATCTAAGAATTGGTTGTATGTTGTTTCTGGTAATCCAAGTGTTTCAATCAAATGACTATATGCGGCCACATGAAGTGCTTCTCTTGCAGCGAAACCCATCAACATCATACGAACTTCTGGTTGTGGAAAATGCGGCAGATAATTCTTAACATACCCACCAGCCACATCAATATCACCTTGTGTAAAGAATCGGAAGATGTGTGTTAGAAATTGCTTTTCTTCTGTTGATAGTTTTTTCTTCCAATCTTTCACATCTTCAGCCATTGGTACCTCTGTGTGTAACCAATGTGACTGTTCATGTTTCAACCATGCATCATAAGCCCATGGATAGTTGAAAGGTTTAAAACTATTTCTTTCATCTGTTAATCTGGTTGCGGTTTTCTTAATCATTGATCCATTCCCTTAATTCTGAAACTGTTTTATTACCAACAAGTCTTTTAGATATATTATCATTTTCATCTAATAAAATTAATGTTGGTACACCACGAATGCCGTATTCTACTGCAACATCGGAATGAACATCAACATCAACAACCTCAATTGGTATACTAATGTCAGCTTCTTCCAAATTCTTTGCCAATAATTTGCATGGACCACACCATGATGCTGTAAATCTTAAAATTCTCATATCAATTGCACCAGCTTTGTTTGGCTTCACCGTAGTACTCACGGGCATAACCATTTGATATTAACATCTGACGCAAACTTTTTCCATCAAGAATAACATCACCCAACACACGCCCACCATATTTGTCCCAGTCCATTAGAATGACCTGACGTTTAGTTGATGCGCTTATTTGTGCTTTAGTAAATGCAGATGCGGCCTGTCCTCTTTGATCCTCACTTGGGCATTGCGCTCTGAATCCTTTCTCAGGTGTATCAACACCAAATACACGAATGGATAGTTCCTGCTTCAATGGTGCAGGTAGAAATGGTGCTTGAAACGCTACAGTATCACCATCAATAACTCTGGTGATAACTGCATCATAAATGACACCCTCTTTTTGTTTGCCCTGTGCAAATGCTACGATTGATAGCATTGCTATTACGCTTATAATTATTTTTTTCATTTCTTATCTTTCTATTAATTCGTTTACAAACTCTAACAATAATTTGTGGTGTCTACCTTGATGCCAATATTGTTTTAGAGTTTTGTTATCATACCACCACTCTAAAGAATCTAAACATGCACCCATCACACCAATTTTACCTTGTCTAATACACATTGGTTCTTTATTGAAATATGTGCTCACTATCTCTGAATGACTGAGGTCACCAACAAAGGTGCAACCATCACGGAAGAATATTTGTTCTTCTTCACCTTTCCATACACAATGAGCCGCAATGTTAAAACTTCTCATAATATCAGCAGTTGGTCTTTTTATGTATTGAACAGGTTCAACACCTTTTAATATATCAAAGTAATCTGGTCCTGCCCAATATGCACCAACACATACACCAAGATATGCACCACCATTTGCAGCAAAATCTGCTACTACATTTGCTCTCTTTCGTGGAAACATATGAAAGTAATCATCTGCACCACCAACGGCACCACCAGGAAATATTAACATATCTACACCAGAAAATGTCTCTGATGTACATTGTTCTTTTCTAAAGATTTTAATATTATAATGTGGAGATAACACATGAAGAAAACCCTCACTCATTGATATTGCACTTTTGGTGCGGTCATCTTGAAATAGAGCTATAGTTTTCATTGTGATTAACCTTCACATGCAATACAATCATTTCCTTGTGCTACTTGAATCATATCCAATTCTTTGATAACTTGACGTTCAATCTTCTTGGATACTTTATCAGCCTTGGCCAATTTCTCTGAACGGCAGTAGTAAAGTGTTTTCACACCCTTCTTCCATGCCATGAAGTGTATTGCATGAATGTACTTGATGTGTGCATCTGGACGGAAGAACAAATTCAACGATTGTGCTTGATCGATGTACATTTGGCGGTCAGCAGCTAATTCAATCACCCAACGTTGGTCAATTTCCATGGATGTTTTGAATACTGCTTTTTGAT